CTTAATTCTTTTGCTGCCTTTGAAATAGCCGTTGCCGGGCCTGAAACAGGACCTAAATTAGTATTGCGTTCAGTCTGTGACTGCGCACTTGCTGCACCAAACAACTCGACATCTTCGAGGCTAATGTAACAAGTGTAACCCGCAGTGGTGAGACCTGATGCAGCCACCAAGGGCACATATGGCATCAAATAGAAAACACCCAAAGAAGCCACAGTTGTGTCTGAAGCTGCTATTTTATTAAGCGGCCAAAAGGCTTGTGTATTAACAAATGGAATGACTACCTCTACAGAAGTGTCACTGCTGATATCAATATCAACAAGTCTCAACTGTGTTCTTTGGCACATTGAACTCATATGCAATTTCTCAAGCATAATCCACCTGTTATTGTCCACTAAACCACCCGCAAAAGGTAACCACATGAGCATATATCTTCCTTGCTGAAAACGTGAAGCATTAATTACGACTTTTATACGCATATTGAATCGAGCTCCAAAATAGCCTTTCAACTTATTTTTCCATAATGCACCCTGTGGAGATGTAAAAGCGGCATCTGGCAAAATAGCTACACTGTTGCGCGTTGGGGTGCCAGTTATAGTATCAGTAGTAGAAAAATTCCCTGAACTAAATACGATTGGCTTAGCAAGAAAATCTTTAATGTCTTGCTCAACAGTAACCACATCATTGAGGTCCGTTAACTGTCTTGATAAAGTGGCATATGTATCAGTCAGCGCGGGCATCCGTGTATTACGGTCGTCCACGAAAGTAGTAGTGTCCATCTGCTGAGTAACACGTCCCTCTGTAATATCAGATGTGCCAACAACTTCAGGACTTATCTCCCTCCCTTCGACAGTAAGGTTCCCGGGAGTTTTATTAATTAATTTATTATTATCATTATTCATCGTCTATTTATTTGACAATACTGTTCTGACGAAAACAATACTGTTTTGAATCACCTGGATATTGCAGGTTTGCTGCTCCCCATCCTGACAGTAAGTGTAAATACACCAGGGAAGCCTCTTAGCGCAGCAATACTTCATTCAATGTGATTCAGTAATGAATGAAGCAAGATCACACGCCAGGCACTGTACCATTTATAACCCATGGTTAGGTTTGTGCATAAAACAGGCACACGCTACACAAGGCGTGTGTCTAGATGTTTAATGTCATCCCTGACAATAGTAAAGTTAAGCTAAAAATGCCCACTTATAAACAGACCCTGTGATCATGTCCTGCGAAGTATGATAATCGCGTGAATACTGTTTAGTAAAAGGAATGTTCCCCAACTCAATTTTATATAGTGAATCAAGTAATGGAAGATGCTTATTAAAAGTTGGCTCGTCATGTAAAGACAACTCTAATATAGCCTCGGCTACGCAATCCTTTGTAATTGAGTCACCATCATTCCCTCTTTTTGTCCACTCAAGTGCTTTGTAGACTGATGTTATAATTTTTGGACCCAAATAAAGGCCTCTTTCTTTATCATATCTGAACATACGCTTCAAAAAGGAGACCTCATGCAATGTCCTATAATCTTCAGTCGCAGCGTCCTTCAAGTCTGTAGTGTAGACTTGACCCAATTCTGCCATCAAAGATGGTAAAGTCTTTTCCGAGAAATTAACTACATTACCGCTTCTAACGGCAGCAAGAT